AGGTAATGAGAACCTTTGTCACAAACGTTTACGGTACTTTTTTTTTGAAATTCCATCAAGTTTGTTGCGGATTTTTTCATTTATTTTAATATTACTTAAAAAAAAACTGATTTCTTCTTCCTTTGGTAGCCATTCAAACTTTTCAAAAATGTTTGCCGTTTCCCATAATGACACAGTCTGTAGCCATGAATCAATGTCAAACGGAAGGTCAGTGTCGTGCAGTGACATTTGACAGCTATGTTTTCGTTACGCGTCAGTCGTGATACAGAAACTTTTGGAACTCGTACCACTATCATGAAGCTAAAATATGAAATCTTCATTTGTTTAAAGACATTTATTCTCTAATAGTTTTACACGTTGAATAGTATGAATGAGCTATCTGTATAAATTTTCATACATTTGGTTGAAGTATACAATTATAGTCTCTAAGACTCTAAGACTCCAAGACAAATATTTACTAGTTATATATGCAATATTTGTGTCATATTTGTGTGTAGTCGATTTCGCTCGAACTTTGACTTTTGTTTACTACGGTGTACTGTTGTATAAAATTTCAAAAACTTCAAATACAACAAAGTTGATTTCCTTATCATATTGAAGTTTGTTCAATAAATCGAAAGTATCTTGTATTTCTTTACGTGTAAAAGTGTTGGTTAGAGTGAAAATTCTTTTCATAGTCTCATCTTTATTTCTTTGAACTTTGAACGTTTCGAACTCATGTTTTATTTTTTCCATCAAATCAGTTTTTTATTTACATATTTTTTTAAAATTACACAAATGTTTAATTTACTATTTTTTTTGTTTATACATTATGTTAAGTCGGATGGAGATGTGATAGGAATTGATTTAGGTACCACATATTCGTGTGTAGGTGTTTATGTAAATGGAAAAGTTGAGATAATTGCAAACGATCAAGGAAATCGAATTACACCTTCTTATGTAGCATTTGTGGATTCAGAAAGATTGGTAGGCGATTCTGCAAAAAACCAAGCATCTTTGAACCCAGAAAACACAATATATGACGCAAAAAGATTAATAGGTAGAAACTTTGACGAAAAATCAGTACAATCTGATATGAAGCTATGGCCCTTTGAAGTAGTTTCTCACGAAAAAAAACCAAATATAAAGATTACCTCCGGGAAAACATTTTCGCCCGAACAAATATCTGCAATGATATTAGGAAAGATGAAAGAAACTGCTGAAACATATTTAGGAACAGAAGTGAAAGATGCCGTTGTTACAGTACCAGCTTATTTTAATGATGCACAAAGACAAGCGACAAAAGACGCAGGAACTATTTCTGGGTTAAATGTACTTAGAATTGTAAATGAACCCACTGCTGCAGCAATAGCATATGGCCTTGACAAAAAAAATGGAGAAAATAATATTCTAGTTTTTGATTTAGGAGGTGGTACATTTGATGTATCTTTATTGACTATTGACAATGGTGTATTTGAAGTTCTTGCGACTAGTGGTGATACACATCTGGGTGGAGAAGATTTTGACAACCGACTTATTGATTATTTTTTAAAAAAGTTTAAGCAGAAAAATAGCATTGATATATCAAGTGACAAGAAAGCCATTCAAAAATTGAGAAGAGAAGTTGAGCGAGGTAAGCGTTCTTTATCTACACAACATCAAGTCCGACTTGAAATTGAATCTTTACACGGATCATTTGATTTTTCTGAAACATTAACACGAGCAAGATTTGAAGAATTATGTTTAGACTTGTTCAAAAAAACATTGGAACCCGTTAAAAAAGTATTAGAAGATTCTGAGCTTAGAAAAAATGAAATAGACGATATCGTATTAGTTGGAGGATCGACAAGAATACCTAAAGTTCAATCTTTGTTGAAAGATTTTTTCAATGGAAAAGAGTTGAGTAAAGGTGTCAATCCTGATGAAGCAGTCGCATATGGTGCAGCTGTTCAAGCTGGTATTTTATCTGGTAAAGGAGGTGAAGAAGTTAAAGATTTACTACTTTTAGACGTAACTCCTCTTACATTAGGAATAGAAACGGTAGGAGGAGTGTTAACTCCACTTATTCCAAGAAATACAGTTGTGCCCACAAAAAAGTCAAATACTTTTAGTACACACGTCGACAATCAAGAAGGCGTAAATATAGAAGTTTATGAAGGAGAACGTAGTATGACAAAAGATTGTCATCTTTTAGGGAAATTTCAACTTACTGGAATACCACCTGCACCAAGAGGTGTTCCTCAAATAGAAGTTTCATTTGAAGTAGATGCTAATGGTATACTTGAAGTTTCTGCAACTGAAAAAGGAACAGGTAAAATTGAAAAAATACAAATAAAGAATGACAATGGTCGACTTACACAAGAAGAAATTGATAAAATGGTAAAAGAAGCAGAAGAATTTAAAGAGGAAGATGAACTTTTCAAAAAAAATATAAATTCTAAAAACGAATTGGAGTCATTTATACATACATGTACTCAAAAATTGAATGAGAACGAAGAAAAAATAACAATAGAACAAAAAGAAACAATAAAAGAAGCGTTAGATTCAGTGAACGAATGGTTGGATGAAAATGAATCATCCACACATGAAATGTTTGAAGAAAAACTTTCTGAGTTAAAACCTATTGTTGAAATATTGTTTTCTGATACAAATACTGAAGATGAAGTTCTGGATAATCACGATGATCTTTAAAAATAAAAAAAAATTACAATTCTATTTTTTTTTAAATATCAAGTATTTTTGTTAAAAGAGTATAAATTAGTAACACTTTTGTAACTTTTCATTCTAGAATTTTCTGTCACTTTTTTATTGTTTGACAGTGATTTGTTTATAAACTTGTTTTCTTTATCTCTTATACTTGCATTAATAATTGTTTCAGCAATCGCTCTTTGTTCATTCCAAAATTTGTCAATGTTTTTTTTTTGACGAAATGACGGTCTCTCATAAAATATATAAAATCCAGTGTCATGAATCATATTTTTTGTGTGAATCAAAATTTTGTTCATGTGTATAACCAAACAAACGATGAATATTCTTTTTAGTTTAGTGAGTGTTTCCTGCTATACACCCAATTATATAAAGGAATATTGGAACCATCCAAATATACATAACTTGGGGAATGGGTGGAAACAAGCATTACTTTCTCCACTAGCAACTAAAGTAATAGATGTTGTGTCTTATAACAACGAAGACGTTCGTAATACTATCAAGTATAATTTTTTAAGTACACATGAACAAAATGTAGATTTGTGCTGTGGAACAGGATTTTCGACCACTAAAAATGGTGTAGGTGTGGATACATCAAATGCTATGATTTCTGTCGCAAAATTAGTGCATCCTAGTAAAAAATTTTACGTTGGTAATTCTGAAAGTTTCGGAAGTGATAAAGAATATGACACAAGTAGCATTTTCTTTACCTTGCATGAAGTTCCTCAAAATGGGAGAATACGTATACTTGAAAATGCTCTACGAATTTCAAAAAAAAGAATACTAATTTGTGACATATCACCCAAAAAAAAAATACCAGATTTGATGCTTGCAGGTGAACCTTATATAAAAGAATATCAATATAATATACATGAAGATTTAAACGTATTTTGTTCAAATAATAAAATAAAACTTAAGTTAATAGAGCATATAGAAGATAGATTGAACATTTACGTTTTAGATATATAATCCCGTTATATATAATGGTTTATTATATTTAATATAATAAAAATGTGTTGTTTGATTGAAATGATTTTAAAAATGTTTAGTGATTGTAAAGGTACATTCAATTTAGATGTAGAAGTACAAAAAACTCTAAAAAAAATAAAAATGTAAACATATAAGTCACATTCTACTCTATATCCTTGATACTCAAAATCCAGCTATTTTTTCCCCAAGATCCGAAACATTTGGAGCTTCTAAAGGAACTACTTCTTTTAGTTCCCCACCCCATGTTCTTGGCTTTTTCGAAAAAAGCTTTACTTTACAAGGCCAGTGGGAAGTTGTTCTAAGATCATTAAATGCCTTTCTTTTTTTTTTAAGATCATTAGAGCTAGCAAACTTTCTAGGCTGATAACATAAATAAATAGCACAACGTTGTTTTGGATTCTTACGTCCTTTGATGGGTTCGTTTCCACAATGAATTAATCTAGAATCCCAAAATACCATACTTCCCTTTTTACATTTTATTCTTTTGAGATTACATTTTGAACTATAAAAAAGTTCATGTTCATTTTCTTTCAATTGAAACCAGTCATTTTTTTCCTTTATTTCAAACTCTTTTGCAAACTCTTCATGCAACAGATGACTTCCTTCGTAAAAAGCAAGCGTTCCGTCTCCTTCATCTACATCCAATGGTGTAAACCAAGATTGGATACACTCTTTCCCATTCCTTAAATAGCTTTGGTCTGTATGCATCCAATTTTTTCTATGCCATCCACGATTTGTATCTTCTGGTGGAAGAGAAAATGAAGACCCATCAAACGATACCAATAAATCCTCAGGTTTACAATTCCAATATTTTGCAAAAGGTTCAATAATTTTCAAGTTTTGGCGCAAATTCCAAACTACTTGTGCATGCCCTATTGAAAAATGTTGAAAAAGCATAGAATGCATAGGATATAAATCATAAAAATTTTTCCAAGTTAGTTTGTCATTTCTGTTTAATGGAACTTGCCAATTACTTGTAATATGTTCGAAAAAATCCCACATTTCAGACAAAACAGTGTTAGATTCTTGATATGTCAGTACATTCGGAAGAATAGCAACTCCGTATTTGTTCAATGTTTCTTCTAGGGTCAGTGTCGTGCATGTATACTTTTCTTCTTCGTATGTATTCATATTGTCGCGTGTTCCAAATATATTTTACAAGATCACGAGAGCTTTCAAACTTTCTAGGCGGATAACATAAATAAATAGCACAACGTTGCTTTGGATTCTTACGTCCTTTGATGGATTCGTTTCCACAATGAATTAATACTTAATAGATACGAAATACTAATCATAATAAATTAATTTATTTAAATAAATGTTACTAAAATTTACGCAATGGCATGTTGTCTCACAGGATCGCATGTTTAAGCATTTAAAGTCATTGTGGCGTGAAGATGTCCCTCGAGTCATGATCGACGCAGGCTGTCACGCGAGCCACGGACCGCACAAGAATGTTAGTGATGCATTGTTGTGGTTGGATTCATTTCACTATCCGGGATCCGAGGTCTTGGGAATTGATGCATTCGAAGATTTTGCTTTAGATCTTCAATATCGTTTTGATCATCATCCACAATATGCTTCGTACACTCGCGTAAAAAAACGTGCGATTGCACTCGCACTCTCTCCACAGACGGGTATAATGAAAGATTTCACTGGAACGGCTTATATGCACATCACATGTTGTGCAGATAAGTGGTGCAATTATAAACTTTTGGAGCAACGTTATTCAGACCATTTGTGCAAGATGACTCGAATGCGTCTTGGTATAATTCCTTCAGATGGCAGAGATAAGTACACAAATCATACAAAGAATTTAAGCCTTCAGATCCTAAATAAGGAAAAGAATGCTAGTTATAAAGTAGAAACACGAAGCCTTGATGATATTTGGAAATCCTTACTTTCCAATAAACATGTTGACTTTTTAAAAATCGATATTGACTCAACATGGCACAGTTTCGGCTTTCAAAAATTGCTGAAGAAAGGCGCGGTGAGTGTGGTAGCATTTGAAGTTGACCGGGCATGGAGAAGACCAACAAAAAGGAAACTTGGAGACTTGGACGAATTAATCATACTTGCGCACAATCAAAGATATCATACATTCGTCAAAGTTCCATGTAGAGCACGAAATAAATTAACGGGGAGCATGGAATCAGGTCAGTATAATAGAGCTACACGCTTGATTTTGATCGCAAACGTGTCAAAACCATTTACACCAACACACTTTGGTGTTACGAATTGGAAAGATGTTCAAGATTTCGTGTTAATAAAAGACACTCTTATGAAGTCAGGAGCGGTTGATAGTTTAAATTCTCTTGCAGATCGAATGGAGACAGACTGCGCGTGAAATAATCACTTGACAAAGAATGTCTCTCATTACATACGACCCTGACCTTCCGATCCACATGAAACCAGGAGTGATATTACTGAAAGAAACAGTCGAACAGATTTGCCACTCAAGTTCTGATCACGACTATCAACTGTTATCAAAACAAGTTATAGATATCAACAGAGAGATTATGCATGGTCTTAACAATATTAAAAATGTTGGTTATATTACAGAAGGTATGGCAAAAGGAGAACCGACTCCTAATTGGGTTCCCATCAAAAAAGAACAAGCAATTAAAGAAGCTATGGAATTTCTTAAAAAAGACAAAAACCTAAACAAGGATAACAAAACAGACAAGCGCGGAAAATCGGCATATACAGAAGAAGAGTGGGAAAAAATAAAAGCAGCGCGAAAAGAAAAGGCTTTTGATAAAAAACGTAAACTCGATGAATATGACGAGTTACATGAACAACTTGAAACCGCAAAAGAAAAAGCAAGGAGTTACAAGGAAAAGTTCTTAAGGTGTAAAGCTTATTTTCTTTCAAATGGACTTTCTGTTCCAGAATGATTCATGACATTTTTTTAAATATAATGTATAGTTTTAATTTTTTTTGTCTAAATAAAAATTATAAAGTTCAAGGGTGATTCGGTATGCACTCTGTTGTTTCTAGTCAAAGTACTCTCTAAGTTCGTTCATCTTAAAGTATATTAACATATAGGAAATAAGGTTGGATTCCAATTAAAAAATGGCTTTTCTAGTCGAAGATTGACACTATTGTGTACCAACCATATCCACATAGAGGATTCTTCTACACTTTGTATAGAATCGAGTGGTAATATACTTTCCATTCTAAAAACTTCTTTTTTAAAGTTTAACCTACACTCTTCACAAGGAAAGTTTTTCTTATAGTCTCTAACTGTATCAACAAAGACAACGAAGTTTGTTTGTGCAGTTTTGTGAAGTTCTTCCCAACTGTAAGTATAAGATGTTATCATACTTAACAATAAAAAAAACATATGTTTACTTTATTTTAAAGTTAAATTAAAAAAAAAATAAAAAAAAAACGACAAGAACCCAACAATATTATATGTTTGAGACGATTATTATTCTTGATCAAACGTTTTAGTACCAAACAAATCTGTATATATTTATGGAGGAGAAGGATATGGAATCGAATCTGTATATATATTTAATGGAGGAGGATATGGACTCAAATCTGTATATATATTTAATGAAGGAGGATATGTACTCAAATCTGTATTTGTATTCATTATGAGAGGATATGGACTTATAAAAACTGGATTTATATTCATTGGAGGTGGATTCATTGGAGGTGGGTTCATCGGAGGTGGGTTCATCAGAGGTGGGTTCATCGGAGGTGGGTTCATCGGAGGCGGGTTCATCGGAGGTGGGTTCATCGGAGGTGGGTTCATCGGAGGTGGGTTCATCGGAGGTGGGTTCATTGTATAATAACAATTTTTAACAAAAAATGTATATACTAATAATAGAAATAAAAAAGTTACTAAAATATTCTTGATATTAACACACAATCCAATGGAATTTTTTTTTTTAGATTTGCTTATAAAACCAATAGTTTCATCATCATTATCACTATCGTTTAGTACTATCATTTTTTGTTACCTTTATAAGTTTATATAAATACACAAAGTAATAAACTAATAATCTGACACTGTAAATAGAAATAAATAGTTTCAAACGATTATGTTCATTCTTTTTATTTTTTATAAAAAATGTAAAACAAATATAATGAGTTGTAAACAAATATTGATATTTGGAATGCATCACACCGGAACTTCTATTCTATCAAATTTAACAATGGAAATGGGTATATATGGTGGTAAAAAGAACGATTTTATTTATTCAAAAAAAAACCCAATGAAATTCTGGGAAAGAAAAGATATTGTACAAATAAACCAAGATAGATTTGATGAGTTTGATACAAAGTCTAGTATGCCTTCATGGTCGGGTTATTCATACAATGGACAAGGAAGTCCTGTATATAAAAGAGAAAATGCTATATCTGTTATAAAAAAGCTGGATGAAATGTGTACATGGGTTACAAAAGACCCTAGACTAAGTTTATTAGCAAAAGAATGGATGCCGTTGTTCAAAAACCCAATATGCATATTTGTCAAACGAGATAAAAACACTACAATCGAAAGTATTTGTCGTAAACAAATTAACTTTGTTAAAAAAGAAAATTATAAATCTAGTGACGCATTAATTGACTATAACTTCCAACAATCGCAATGTGTAACAAGTAAAAATGTGAATTATAAGAAATGGTCGGAACTATATGATAAATATTATGAAAACTCCGAAAGTGCATGTTCAAATACAACGAGTGTAACAATTTATAATGATGAAATCGTAAAAAATCCCACAGGAACAATTTCGAAACTATCAAAATTTTTCAAAGATAATAATGTAACACATTCAGTAAAACCTAAAGTATTTTTTAATAGGCAAGACGAAGCTTATGTAACCTTACTAACAACAACGGATTCAGGGTATATAAAAGGTGCAAAAGTGTTAATAGAATCAATACTTGAAAGGGATAAAAAAAGAGATATTGTCATAATGACAACAGAAGATTTGAGCAATAATTTTGATGATATTATAAAAACAAACTCAAATATAAAAATAGTAAAAGTTTTTCCAATAGAAGAGTTCTGGTGGCATACATGTGAATACGAAAGTACATATGATAAGAACCAAAGATGGGGGAAGATGATGACTAAACTTCATTTGTGGAATCTTAATTATAGAAGAATACTGTACTTGGATACAGATTCGTATTTACTACAAAGTATGGATGCTGTAGAAGATGATGGAATTTTTATGGCACAAAAAGGTAAGTACCATACACATTTTAACGCGGGTGTTATGATCATTTATCCAAACAAGACCATATACGAAAAGCTAATAAATTATAAAAACTATCCACATCCAAAACTTTATTATAATGTAATAGATTGTACAGAACAAGCCCTTTTAAATACGGAATTCAAAACTTATGAAATTTTAGATGTTGGAAGACCAGAAGAAAGTATTAGTACAAAAAATATCGCGATACATTGGATCACAAAAGTGTGCCGAAAGCCATGGGTTAAAATACTTTATGAAAGCTCAACAAATTGTAATCAACTGTATTATAATATGTGGGAAGGAACGAAGGATTCGATTATAAAAAAATATGGATCAGCGTATATAAATGAATTTTCCTTGGAAAATGGTGAAGATTATGAAAAAAGTCAAATGGGAAGAATGCTTTTAGAAAGAGACACAGAATATGAAGGTGGAATATCTAAGGATGGTTTATTTACATACAAACTAGTAGTATTATTATTATTATCTATTATTGTATCTTTGGCACTGTATCCAAGAATAAATGGTTTATACTTGACGTTTACGATTCATAAACAAGGTTTCCATGTCGTGGGAAATTATAAACCTACGAGTTGTGTGGATGAAGAATAGATAGTATATAACCACGCGTATATGAAACCGAATACAACAATGTTAAAACAGACAAAGGTATACCATATTTCAGTGTGTTTCCTTCAAAATAAAAATCAGTAATTGATAGAATGTTTAAAAGCGAAGTAAAAACCAAAAAACCAACAAAAAAACTAATTCTTGTTGCCATGGTACCAAGTATGTCATCCGACATTCCGAGCTTAGATTGTATTTCGCGAGTTGGAATATTTAAATTTTTAATAGAATTTATAGTTTCCATTCTTTGTTAACTAGCCTTAAAATTTTTCTAGTATAACATATAAAAACGTTTAAAAATCAGTTTTATTTTTTTAATTTATTTATAACAATAAATATGGAATGTATTCATTCAACTAAAAAACAAAAAAAAGGATCAAATGATCCTAATATGGTACCTCTTGATAAACATATTGAAATGAAAAGAGAACAACTTGTACATGAAAGAGAAAACTCTCATGTTCTGAGAAAACAAGCAGAACTTCTTAGAACAGAAGCAGAGTCAATTAGTAATTGTAGATGGCTTATTCGTAAAAAAAACGACATGTTGTTGGAAGCACAAAAAATAGATGAGGAAGCAGATATAAGAGAATCTATGAAACGAGAACATGAATATGAAAAATTAGTTGTGTCATACATGCAAACTTATCGCCAAAGAATTGAAGTTGGTGTAAAAAATAACTATAAAAAAAAAGAGACAATCGATGCATATGTAAAAGAAGCAGATTTAACATCACAAAGACAAGCAAGTTTAGTAAACGAGTACCTGGCAGAAATGGGAAAATCTCCGCCTAGGGTAGTTGTAACTTTTAGAGACGAATGTCCAACTTGTAACACAAGACTGTTATTACTACAGAACAAATCTTTAATGACTTGTTCAGAATGTGGATGGTCTTCCACTTACCTGGATGCAACTACACAAAACACAAGTTATGACGATACTGTGGAATTTTCTATATTTAGTTACAAGCGCGTAAACCATTTCATTTCATGGATTGCACATTGTCAAGGTAAAGAAAATTTTGAGGTTCCGGCTGATATTTTACAAAAAGTAATGGAAGAACTATACAGGCAAAGAATAACAAACATGGAAGACATTAGTCAAAAAAAAATAAGGGAAGCTTTGAAAACTTTGAAATTAAGAAAATGTTACGACCATGTTTGTCAAATTACAAGTAAAATATCTGGAAAAAGACCCTTTAGAATCTCTTCTGAAACAGAAGAAACATTAAAGAGAATGTTTATGAAAATGCAACCAGTATTTGAAAAACACGCTCCGAAATCTAGAAAAAATTTTTTATCATACTCTTATGTTTTGTACAGATGTTTTCAAATCCTAGGACTTCATCACATGCTTGAGGGTTTATCTTTACTAAAAGGAAAAGAGAAACTTGCATTACAAGATGAAGTTTTTATGAAAATTTGTAACGACCTAGGTTGGGAGTTTAACCCTTGATACATTTTATTTGGTCATATGTATGACCAATCGTGATGATATCCGTAGGGTTCAAGTTTAGATATTTGTTGGAAAAATTTTGTCCACCTATGTTCCAACATTCTGGAAGATCACCTGCATAATAATCAACTATAAATACTTTTTTTTTAGTATTCTCATCCATAACTATTTTTTGAACGGTTCCAACTTTTCCCCATTTGGAAATTACAGTTGAGCCCAGGCTTATGTGGAGTATTTTTTTTGGTTCCGTGTGGAAGGAAATGGTGGAGGCATACCTTTTGGTGCGATTAGGGTCAGTGTCGTCGAGTACAAAAGACACTCGCTTAGACATGGTGGATGGTGTTACTTTATCCCATTTACAAATTGCAGTTGCACATGGGATAAAGTTACCTGTTATTTAGTGAACAATTTTTAAAGGTTGAAACTATCTAGAACAAGGGTTGAATGGCTTTGCATTAATATTTGGCCTAAAATTATAAACAGTTTCCAGGACTCTGATGCGATCAGTTAGAACTTTATTTTGTCCCATTAGACCAGAAATATGTTCAGTTAGATTAGATACGTTCTTCATAAGGTACTTGATTTGTTGAGAATAAATTATGTTCTTCATTGAAAGAACACCAATTAAATTTTTCTGCTCTTCAATACCAGTTGCTAAATTATTTATAAAAACCTTAATCTCGTCATCATCCATATGTAAGGTTTTTAAGTTATCATGACACCGTTCACAGAAACGAGTAACTTTTATAGAACAACTGTCAGAGCAAATGTCTCGAAAAAAAGTGCGACATTTGCATTCAATATGGCAGGAAATGCAAACAGATGGGTCTAATCGAGACATAAAGCTTGTACAAAGTATATGATTTGAGAGTGCGATAAGGGTCTGTGTCGTCGTGTACAGTTATTTTGTGTCAGACCCGATTCCACTTATAAGTTTGAAGTTTTATTCGTTTATCGTATTCTTCTGCCAGCCCTGGTACGATGGCACCAATATTGTTGCCGTCATATTCGCTGTGGTAAATTCGAGGGAGAGATCTTTTGCATATCGTTTTAACGTGGAAATTTAAGTACCATCGCAGTCCCAAGCAAGAAAGCCTATGCTGCCGAGGCATAGCATTGAGATGCCATTCTATGAGTAGGTAATCCAATCGACACAAGAGACGATCGGTCATCAAATGAGATAGGAGTTCGTACTCTCCCCCTTCGATGTCGAGTTTCATGAAGATGTGGGTATTTCTGCGAATGTACGATCGAATGTCTGTACTGTTTACATATATGGTATCTTTGATTCCATACCGTTCGGACATTTTTTTAACTATAGAAGACGTTTCCGAGTTTTTCCCAATGTAAAAAGGATATGTATCGTTGTTTAGCCATGCGATTCGAGGAATATATTCGACGTTCCTGTATTTGTTGACGATGTCGGTCAAGGATGACTTGAAGGCGGGATTGGGTTCAAACATGAAGACCATCTTCGATTTTCTCTGACAAAACTTGATAAACTCTCTGGACCACTTGCCATTGTTCGCCCCCACTTCGAATAAAGTGTAGGGAAGACTTGAAATAGTGCAAAAATCACGCACAAACGTTTTGGAAGCCTCTCCATCTGATTGAAGGTTGGTGAGGAAGAGGAATGGGAGCAACAGAATTATTGCAGTTTTGAATTATTTTTTGTTTATATGTACAACGCAATTTTTACGTTCAAGGTTTAGATGCATAATTAGAGGTTTGAATGAAAAGTTGTGCGTTTTTATATGATAGCCAACTTGTTCTTCTGGACATACACCGTAACAACGTGCGGTAAGATTATATGAATATGTGCTCGTGTCTGAAATTGCAAACATCCCTTCATAATTAGTCACATAAAACCAGTCTTTGTATTCAGACAATCCCCCGGGAACTTTTAGTCCACTTTTTTCTTTTACTGCTAAAATTGTATCATAATTTAATTGTAAATTATAATCAAGGATACTAGTCACGAACAATGTATCCAATCGCGCCCTAACATACATATTATACATTGGGCCTGCAAGCTTCAGAGACTGACGCAAATGGCCGTATTGTGCGTACCAACCGCGAAAACGACCCCATTTATAGGGTCAAGTGTTGGGGGTCTGGATTCTTCCATGGAACATGATTGTGCTCTTCCTTTATAAATTTGGACGCAACAATATATTCTCCGAAAAGCGCCTTTGTTTCTTCCAAAAATAATTGATTGGAAGTACCACAAGATTGAGACTTAGATAGCGTTATAACAACGCTTGCATTTAATGGTACAATTAAATTATGTAGATGGTTTGAGACCCATGTTGACATTTGAGTTGGAAACCACCTACCGCTGTAGAGTATAACCACTGAACGCATTTTATGGTTATGAGTTTTATATTTGTGGCTTTTGGACCGACCGGTGAAATAATTGTAGCAAGTGGAATCATAGGTAGTATATACAAAAGACACTCACCTGTTTTGAAGGTGAGATAAGAAACAGTGTCGTCGTGTAAACAGAAAAATAGTCTATGTCTAGTTAAATATATTTTTTTTTAGTAAACTATATAAATGAGAGACTCAATAATCTATAGAGCATCAAATACAAACAGAAACACATTAACATGTGAATCTTACTGTGTACATCAACCAATGTTCATACAAGTAAAAATATGGTTACCACACGAGGCAACCGTAACACACCAAAATTCAATCAAAATATACATGTCTTCCCAAAATGTTAGTGTTCATGAGAACGACGATAATGAAGTTTCTTTAACTTGTATACCAATAATAGATTATCAACAACGTTTAGGATTAAAATTAACTTCTTTTAGAACCGACGGATTTGTAATTGAAGAAGTACGAGTTATTTATAAAAACATTTTGAAACTATTTGCACAACATATAGAAACTTTGTTTAAAAATGAATACACAAATCATCATACGTTGATAAATGATGTTATTACTGAATCTTGGTCGCCTGGAAATCTAATAGACGGTGATGAAATTACAATCAATCCTGAAACTACCATCTCTACCACCACAACAAAAAAAACATTTACGGGTATTGTAGATACAATTACGTATGTACCGTTTTTTGAAACGCCCAAAAAAAACACTGAACGAATAAATCCCTTCACTCCCAATGAACTTTTTAAGCCCATGAAAAGATTATGACAACAGTAAGTTTTATGTACATGTGAATATGCGTTAGTTTATATCGAATAGTTCATTTTGTGTACAATACTTGTGATTTTCTTTCCAATAATTACTAATTATAGTCAGTAAACCATTTTTTTCTTGTGTTTTTATGTTAGAGAGTTGGTCATATATAATTTGGTATTGTATCTCTACTTGGTTACATAACCATTTGTCTAGATGAATGACACTTGGTATTAGAGCATATAAAAAAAACATGACCACTTTTTTTACTGAAATATATTATTATAGAATAATTAATTAAACGTACAATACAAAACTTTTAATTTTTTGGGTTCTTATTTATACAGTATGAAATAAATCACTCGGAAACTGCGCAATAAGGACAATCGTATTTGTTTATATATTCTATTTTTACTTTTTTAGGAGTTATTATATAAAACTGAATTTTTCCACAAAAGTAACAGCCATCCCATAATGTTTTATAAGATTTGGAAATTATCAAATTTATAATTTCATCTGGAAGCTGGGGATTGAATGTTTCACTTGAAAATATTTTAATGGCTTCCAAAACTCCGGCATTTTCTTCCATACTTTTGTTTAATATAATATTTTGTGTATCGTAGTTTTCTGAATCGAAAATTGTGGGTGGTCACAATTTCACCTTTACGCTTCTGTTATACGTGTAACAATGGAATCGGACATATTCTTTTCATCAAACACATTGCTTTATTTAATATCACTGGTTGTGATTACAAACTATTCGTTAATCATAATTACTAGGTACTACAACACGGACCATTTGACCTTTTCCCCCACATGGAATCATTTGAACAGTTCCATTTTCTTCTTCTTTCATTACGAGTTTGAACTTTGCGGGAATAGTTTCACCACGTTCTTTTTTTTTATTGATAGTTTCAATCAGTGCCTTTCGATAATATGTAGGAACGGTCTTGTACTTTTCATTATGAGGTAAACAATAAACCTGATTCTGACACCAGTTGAGTGGTCTAGAATCTAAAATGGAAAGGCACTCGTCGTATCCGTCGTGGATGCTTATCTTCATAGCTTGCTTTTTTGAAGTGAATGACGGTTCTAAAGTTTAAATAGATTCTTTGTAAAATATAGTCTACCTTTTTATAGTTTCTAGCAATAAACGGTTACGGACTTTCATAAGAGAAAACCCCAACAAATTAGATCCTCTCCACAAGTTTATATGTTGTATTAGTACATCGTTTTCGTTCATACCTATGCCCCATACTATATCATTAGGTGCAGCTTCAGCAATAAAACTGTTATTAGTGCTCAACAAAAGTGCCTTAAATGTATCTGAGTTATTGAACTTTTGATACACTGTTTCAAAAGCTATGTTACAAATATGTCGTTTCCATACAATATCATTAAAGTTTGATACATTTCTTCCCAACAATTTACAATTATGTGGATTTGTCGAAGATTTTATTTTGAAAAAGGATTTTTTGTCTCTAAATAATGAAGCTTTACACAACATAATAGATTGTTCTGAGAATTTTACACTAACTGTGGTTCCACCGTACAAACCACACCAATTCGGTATTGTAAAGTTATGGTTGATTTCATAAAAGTTTGAAAATATACGGTACGGACCATATTTATGGCTGTAAAATAAAACAATACTTTCTTTGTCATACTTTACAGATTTCCAATAACTATCAAGAGTTTCCAATGTTAGATTGTTATCATCGTATAATACTTGGTCCATCTTAAAAACGTTCCCTGTTACCAAATTCATAATTCCACGTGTAGTCTTTGTACTGACTATTTTAGAACTAATACGGAGCTTCGTTATTTATTACAACGGCATTTTTTACACTGTGAAGTTGTAACGATAACTAATTAAAGACCGCATGGCTACTATAAAAATGATCAACTTACTTTTAAACCTATTCATTATTTAGGTAAAGTAGTGATTAACTAATCAAAATTATAGACTAATGTTTCTATTTAAGTACATTCTTTTCATACATGATATTTTCCGACATAAATACGTTTGATAGTGACGAAGATGCATTTTTTCGTTTTGGAGCTTCTGTGATTAAAACTCTTGGACAAGAAAAGAAACAAATAGAACGCGCGGATATGGTTTCAGTTCAAAAAGAAGAATATGAAGATTTAGACAATGTTTCATTTGCGGTTTTTGACACTGAAACAACAGGGGGATCTTTTAGTGATGTTATTATTCAAATGGGAGTAGTTTGTTATGATGATCAAGAAAATATTTGTTTCAAGTATAACAAATATTGGAAACCACCACTTAATATCACAATAAAGCCGGGTGCTATGCGAGTTCACAAAATAACACCATGTGTGTTAGAAAAAAATGGTGTTGACGCAAAAAGTGAAATTATATTTATTTATAATTTGTTTAAAAACTTGAAGTCTAAAAATAAAAAAATGGTTGCACACAATGTATCTTTCGATTTTCGTATGTTGTCACAAACAGCAAATATAAATGGCTGTGAATGGGATTTTGAAGAAAGTGATTTTTTTTGTACTCAAAAAAATTCAAGACAATATGTGAAAGCATTGGATAAAAATGGTAAAGTAAAAGCACCTACAAATTCTGAACTTTATCACTATATTTACGGTAAAGAACCCATTGGGAACTTACACGATGCACTTGTAGATTGTAAAGTGACAGGTGCTGGATATTTGGGGGGTATCGAAAAGAAATGGTGGAACTAAGATACTATTTTAGGTTATACTTGTAAAAATAAACCCGGTTTATATATTTTTATTTAAAGTTAGTTAGTAAACTAAAAAACCGCTAGATTTACATCTTTTTAGTCTTCTATTTGTTAAAGTAGACCTTTTTATAGGAACTGTTTTTTCTGGTGGTGTCGGTACCTTACTTTTCATTGTTTTCATCAACCAAAAAAATTGGTTCTTGTAAACCTCGTCTTTGAATTTGATATTGTAAAAAGAGTCACCGTCGTCCACCATATGAAAGTGGAGGAATGAGAGAGTGGAAGGGTAGGGAGGTAGGAGATTTGATGACGACTAATCAAGTTACTTTAAGAAGTTAACACACTCACTAAAAATAGTTCGTATGGTATTTGACGACAGTGTCTTTGAAATTTTGTTACAATCGGGAATAAATGCTGGGTTTGCTTTACGTTTATCAATGACTAACAAAAGCTTTTATAATTGTTTAATGAAACATTCTTATTATTGGAAATATGTTTCTTTACAAAAACTAAAATGGACTAGTTTTAAATTAAATGATGATGTAATAAAATCTATTAAAAATACAAAAAAGTGCCGAGAATGTGGAACTTCAAAATGCTATCCCGCCATCACAACTTCTAAGTACTCTATATTTTTATGCGTATCTTGTACAAATGAAGAAAAAGGGTTTAGTGAACTTTATTCCAGGCAGACTATATTTTCAGGTGTAAATGTTTGGAGTCATAAACGAAAATTTTTAAATGTTTTAACAGTTGCAAAAAAAGGTACGAGTAACAAGTTTTTATATTGGGCTTTTGAAGTTAAAAAGTATCGCATACAAAGAAAAGTATTGTATAAAAGAACACTTCCTGCATTTGATAAATATTTTTAATACTAGGATACTGTCATTTTTCCTACATCTTCTAATGCCCTATCTATTTTTTCATTTAAACAGGATATTGCATTTACTAATACATCATTAGGATCTTCTTCATTTAATGGCTCAAAAACAAGTTTGTACATGTCATTTTGTAACATTTGTAATCCTACACCCGAGCACATTTTGTATCTTGCATGAACAGATCCTTTTTTCTTTTTAAAAAATATAGTTGCTATTATCTCTTGATTTTCAATCATTTCAATAATTTCTGTATCTTTTACTACCCTGAAATTACTTCCTTTCATATCACTTGCACAAGCCGTACGCCCATTTACATTTAGTTCCATAGTATCTCCATTTCCAATCTTAACAAAAGGTATCAAACCTATTCTGTGAGCTATATATTCATCCGTTTGACAACTTGAGTTTTTTTTAAATGTTACAGAATCAGCAGCCCATGATTCTATGTCTGTTATAATTGTTCTTCTTATTGCATTTGCAAGACCTACTGATATAGGAAAAGTAAATTCACCTTTACTCATATTTTACATTTTTATTTATGATTTTTAGAACACACTGATTTAAAAAACTATAAAACTTGTTTAAAACATATTCAAATACTTTTCAATATATTTAATATCACTGTAAAAGCATTTTTCTTCGTTTTCAATATCTTGTTGTTTACAATGATCACATTCACCCATGTCGTTGGAGAACCGAAAAAAACATTTGTAACATATTCTCAAACGACAAGCACGTTTATAACTTTCCACTCCTTTTTTAGTGGTAAATGAGATTGCTTGCTTTTGCCGTTCCCAGGAATACTCCGCTTCGTCAAAAAACATATACTCTTTACGAAATAAATAAAAGTAAGGTAGATCGCTCTTTACCATTTTTTTTAGTTTTTTTCGGATTATGCGTTTAATTTCATCTGGTATCATAAATATCAAATACCAACTTTCAAAACTATTGTCAAATTTAACATTGTTAGTATGTTTGCAACTATTTTCTGTAACAGAATCGTTCAGCATCGGAAAACAAAAAGAACATGAGCAAATGGTCATTGTTGACGAGCCGACACTCAGTCTCCACAATCGATCTTTCAATTACCGTCATCTACTATGGTATGTTTCGACATAATGACAACACAAACATATAAATAAAATTTTAAAGTTAGAATTCAATATAAACTTAAACAAAAAGAATGAAAATAATAGTACCTGAAGGTGCTTCCTTTTTTTTGAAATGTCTTTCAGGATTTATAAATATTGAACATGCATACTATGGATCGACTCGGAAAAGGTTTCTCACAAACAGTCTTGAAGTTTGTAATGGTGAAGTTTATTGCTGTTTTCCAGTTAAAAATGAAAACTTTGAAAAAGATCCAGACTCTGATTCGACAAAAGAGTTGACTATTTTTGCGAAAGACTGCAAACAGTCAGATGAAATATCAATTGAAGAAAGAATTTGTAAATTAAGCGGACATATGTTGGATAAAAGTAATATTAATTACTTGCAGAGAATAAGTTTTCCAAAACCAAACTATTTATTTAAAAATATAGCAGTTTGTATTGATACAACATGGAGGCCTTTACTTCAAAAATTTGTTGTCAACAACATACATAAAAATTTAGGATGGAGAATTCAACTATTTCATGGAGTTTCAAACGAAAACAAATTGAGGAATTTATTTGAAGATAGAAAAGTATATTTCACACATTTACAGACCGACGATATGAACTGGTTTAGAATGTCATCATTAATGCTCTTGCCTATATTTTGGAATGCTTGTATGGGACATAATATTCTTATTTTTCAACCGGATAGTATTACATGTTCCACTTCAACATTAAAAATAGACAGTTTTTTAAAATATGATTATGTTGGTTCTCCAATGGCAGGACAATGGTGGAAAACAACTGACCATCCAAGTGATTGGACTGTAGGGAATGGTGGTTTTTCTTTACGAAAAAGAAAAAAAATGCTAGAAATGACTCATAATCCAAGATGTATACTACCAGCATCCGGAAAGCCTGAAGATCAGCAACTTTCGTTAGGGTGGAAATATTTAGAAAATAGGTGCAATCAATCAGGAATAACATTGTACAAACCAGATAGACACATGGCAGTAAAATTTTCAATAGAATACGATTTATTCATGGACGTTCTTCCAAATGAAAACAACTTATATCCTAAAGGATGTAAGTCGAATTATTACTCTGGTTCAACAACTACACCGTATTTTTCACAAGCATGGTATAAAAATGCTCCAAAATGTACCAATGATTTGTTCATACCCATTGCTTGTCACAACTGTTGGAACTGGAATAAAAATACTTGGAAATATATGAATTTACATTGTCCGGAAACAATTAAATTGAGAAAACTACAAAAAAAATATAATATACATGAGGAATTTAGTCCTAGGAAATATAAAAATAGTAATTCGGTTGGAAAAATTGTTCTAGATGTTCCGATAATTTATAAACTCGAAAAAGAATGTTTGAACATCTCAGAGTATGTGAAAAATAAATTATACTACAAAAAAGAATGTAAAAAAATTACAAAAAATTACATGGTAGATGACTATGTTTTAGAATATGCTGCATCGACATTAATCGCTTCTCTTAAGAGATTAAAAATGGGATAACTTTTTATACTCAAAAAATTAGGTACATTGTGTAGTAATTTAGTATTGCGGAAGACACTTTCTTATTTATTGTTTAATAAAATAATACGTTTCAATTCATCAAATCATTCGTAACTAACTTTTTTTAGATTTAAGTGAACGCGATTTCAAGCACAATAAAAATTAAGAATGTCGGTCGGGTAAGATCATTCAATCATTTTCTTAACGATGATTAAGACTCCTCAAACGACGGTGACATCTACACCTGTCAAAGCGACGGTGATAAAATCATCTGAACATATGAAGTCGTTTCCTGTACAAACGACGGTTGTAAAGAGTTCTAATGAACTTTTTAGGAGTTTACCGACTAATAATAAAAACACGGGATCACAGACTAAGCATTTATGGTCGTACTTGAAGAATGAATTTAACGAAACAAAGTTGCTTATTCGAGGCAATCCAATACTTTTCAACATGGAGCCAAAGATTATGTCCTGGGAATTGGCATGGAACAAGAGAAAGGGAGCACTAGGATTGTGCAATTACCGTAAAAAAACGATTGAAATCTCCATATATATGTTATGGGGAAACGCGGACAAAAATGTACTAAAAAATACATTGCTTCATGAGTTTGCACACGCTTTGACACCTCATCATAAGCACGATGAAGTTTGGGTAAAAATAGCTAAACAGCTTGGTTGTGATGGTAAAAGATGTTCTTCTGATACTACACTGCACAACACAGTAGCTCACAAGTATTCGATTAAATGTCGAAGTGCTGGTGACATTCATTTTATCATGAAGCGGCACAAAATGCCTTCTGCTAAAACTCTAAACCGTTGGCGTTGTCCAACATGCAAGGACCAGTTAGTAGTGTACTCATCTGTATAATTTATTGTATACGAACTCTGTTCTTATAGTTTTGTTATCATACTCTGTAAATCTTTGTGCATTAGTGAATGACAAAAACAAACGATGATAACTCTGAAAAACAATACACTCCATCTTTAGAAAAGCTCAACCGCTTGTTGAGAGAAAAAGGGTTTGAGAGATATGCTATTCTAAGGAATCTAATAAATAGTTGTGCCGAAATTTCTAAAGACGATGTATCTAAATATGTTAATATGTTGAGACATATTCATGTAAACTGTCCAAACAACAAAAAATTGAAAAACGCCCACGAGTTATTGGACGTTGATGAGAATGGTCCAAAACACAGAGAAAACAAATTTATGGACTATTTGAAAAGTAGAAACATCGAACTTTTTAAAAATGGTATATTTTGTTTAGACTGTTCAATTGACTTTTTAACTTTAAAAGAAGAGTTGGGATCTAGAAATAGAGGGTGGGAAAAAAATGTCGGAATAACCGATAACGGATGGATGGCGAGTGGTGCCGCACTATTGCTTGGGGTACAAATAAATAAGTTAACAAATGGAGCTGTTTTCGACATTTATACGTATAGCAAGAATAAAGCACTAAAAAGTAGTAAAAAAGAAGATGAAAAAAAATTAAAAAATGAAATAAAGAAAAATTTGAAGCTAGTAAAAGATAGAAAACATAATTTAAAAAAAAGAATTTCTCAAAAAATATACGAATGTGAAGAAAACTTTAAGCTTGATGACTCTCAAATAAAAGTAGTTGAAAAAAGAGTTAAAATAGAACATAAACAAGAGTTAGCATGTATGGGTTGGCTGGGTCCAACCTCTGTATCTCAACGCAGATTCACATATCCTGAGACAACTCAATACGTGATTCCAGATGTTATAGAAATAAGTTCAGACATAGATTTGGAAAAAATTAAGTTGAGTAATGACTTGGAAATGCCGATAGGAGTGCCGTGGGAAGTAAAAGATGCAGATAAAATTAATTCAGTAGAACATGCACTGGGTCAAGGTATTTTTCAAAGACATTTTACGAATTCAAAATTCAACAGTTTATGGCTGTTTAGTAAACAAGTAAGTGGTGTAAGGAATTTCGAGCTACTCTGCAAATTTTGTGGGAAAAATGTTAGAACAATTATTCTCGCTAAGCTTATAGAACCATTTGATTGCGAAACTGTAACATACGAAGAGTCTAAAAATAATATAATTGCCGTTTATGACAAAGGAGAGATAACATGGCTTGTTGAGAGAAGTGAGTTCGAAGAAAAAAAGGAACAACGATTAAATACTAACTTAGAAGGGTTTGATGATTTGGATCTCTCACCTTTGTGTGCAGTTTAATTTTTTTAAGGTTGTAGTTCTTCCAAACATACATTTAGAAAGTGTCCTTATTTTAATTTATAAACTTTACATTTAACTTAGTATATTTGCTGTTTTGTATAAATAAGTTTTGATTTCCGATACACGATTATTTAGTGATTTCTAATTGTTCCACTTTAGTTTAAATAATGTATACTAGCAATAAAATCATTCAATTATTTTAAAATCTAAATGTTTAATAGAGTCACAGAGTCATAAAGTCTCAGAACCACAAATACAAATACGAGTATGCACTTAGGTTTTCAACACTTATTTAAAGGTTTGTAATATTGTTACCAACCTTTTAGGTGTGCAATATGAACAAAAACAGTTAGTAATCAGTTTTATGATTTTAAAGTATTTCATTCGTTTAAATAATGATGCGGAATTCTGAGATTTTAGTTGTATTTTTTGGAATTTTAGATCGCGGTATCATTAAAACTCACAAAAAGCTGAATAATTTCGTCGACAGACTACGCGAACATTATTCGATAACAATCGCATGTTTTGATTTCGAGACTGAATTTAGTACTGTAGATCGTGTCAAAAGATGTTTCCATGCGCGACATCTTTTAAATTGTGATGTGTACCGCGCACATAGTTCGACGTATATTACACGTGTTTTGAAAACTATCAAGCCCGTAACTTTCGACAAGTCATTTTACACACATACTATGAATGTGAATGCAATGAATCAATTGTATGCTGAGCAAATGGTTTCGGATTACCTACGAAACGAAGGCTTGCTTTACAAATACGTCATCGCCACTTCTTCAGATTATCTGTTCATGAACGAGTTTAATAATTCGCTCTTGCGCAGCATTCCCCCAAATAGTGTGATGACCAGCATTCAGCAAAACGGTGCAAACGGATACACTAACGGATTTTATGTTGGTATGGTGTCAAGTGTGATGAAAATTATGAATCGTTTACACGACATTCCGAACATCACCACACAAGTTCGTGATTATGAATTTATGCTGCGCTCTGCGTTTGTTTTCCACAACATAAACCATATTCCAATTCATCCATGGTATTTTATGAAAGTGAGAGCGAATTGCCAAGTTGTTTGGCCTGTCCCGTATATGAGTCGAACAGGACGCAATCCACAAACAAGATTGTATTATGATATTTTCCAAAATACGACAAATTTTATGAAGGGAATGAAAGATTGCACTTGTGTCAAACATTAAATTTTTGTATTTCTTGAAGAGACTCTATCAATCCGTGCAAATTCGCGTGTCAAAAAGAGATAACGGTCTTAATGTGTCAGGATCGTTTTCACAGACGCGCTCTAACCTGCGCCGTTGTCGACATTTCAGACACTCGATTTGGTCTATGCGAGTTTTGTTGACAAATATAAATGGGATCCATGCATGTGGTCTTTCACTACACTTGGTGGTAAGAAATTTCACGATTTCGGGACATGTCGCAACTGGATATTTTGTCCACTCTGGTAAGTCCAAGTGCTCGGATCCATACATTATGTGCAAAAACGTAGCTATCACGGTACATCGCATGTCAAATGCTCCTGTTTTTTCTTATGAATGTAAACTAATGTTGCGTGTTGAACACGTTATTCTAGATTACACTTCTCCCACCAAAACTCTGTTTGTGAATCCATAAAACGTAAACGACAATGACTTCATCGCCTACCGATATTGAACATGCTAAACACATAAAGAGAACTGTTTACAGAAAGGAAGAAATTGAAAACACGTTTTTAAGTGTCGATGACATATTTTTCGTTCCAGAGAATCAAAATACAAAGAAAGTAAAGTATGCACAATTATCATCAAATGCCGACGCTGAAACAGAAAATTTTATGAAAATAGACTCTACTTACATTGAAGAAACAAATAATATTGAAAAAAAATTGATTAATTGGATACTTTCAATAACAGAAAACGAACTTGCATCGTTTTTGAGAATTATTCCAAAAGGAAACAATGATTTGTTGTTCACGCCTTGGCAAAGACTTTTCATTTATTTCATTTGTTACCGTCCAATTAGTTCAACTGTAAGCTTGAATGTTCCAGATTCTGTACTAGAAAATATTCAATCCAGTAGTAGAAAACGAAAGTTAAACTTGTGCAGTCAATCTTCAACAGTAAAAGGTTATACATTAAATGTAAATATTATTACGTTAGCAACAGGATGTGGCAAATCATCAACTTTGTTGGCCATTTCAAATACGCTCTTAACAAACAAATTCGAAGATTTAAAAAACGAGTACATCAACAGAAAGTATGGTACAATTTTCAAAGGACCATCGACTATTTTAATAGCAAGACTTGCTATAGTGTGTTCTTCCGGAGGTGTACATAGTCACTGGGTTAATGAGTTTTCGCGCTTAAAGGAAGAATTTGAATCATTAAATCCTGGAGTCAAATACATAGTATGGAACGGACAAGGAAACAATAAGTCTGTAAAAGATGCATATGAAATGGAGAATACTATTGTATTTTGGTTTTTACAATTGAGTAAATTAAACGAAGAACTTTCGAAACATCCAGATTATACAGTGAGCGTTTGTATAACTGATGAAATGACAATTGATTCATCAAGAGAAAAGTATAAGAAAATGAAATCTGATACAATTTGTAAACTTCTTCCACAGGCTACACCCCACATGTTGGTAAGTGCATCTTCTGGTATGACTAACTGGTTAAAGGAAGAATTCGATGGTGAAATTATCGCCCCCAATAGGTTGTCTAGAATATTAGAACGCAATGATTTTAAGAGTGTTCAATTGGGAATGAACCAGTACTGCAAACTTTCTCAGTATATGCCAACGTTGTTTATAAAACAAACAAGAATAGACTTACAGGCTATAATTCCAGTTGGAATAGATATTATTCTAGTAAAATCAAAACGTGGTACGCTTTCTTCATATTTGTTAAACACTAATGATGATATAGTACCTGCTTCTTTCAATAATGTTTTGATATCAAAATTATCATTTTTCGAGTTAAGTGAAAGCCAAGAATTCAGAAAAATAGTTTCAATTCTTTCATCAAATAATACTATTGATATTTCAAATCTTATAGAAAAGATTAAAAGTATAAAAATGAATAATGGAACACTTGTAACAACAGATTATGGTATACAAAGAATGATTGAAAGAATGGAAGAGTTTACAGAAGAATGCCCTATTTGCTGCAATACAGAAAAATCTGTAAAAATGATGACATGTTGTTCTTATTGTGTTTGTGAAACTTGTCATTCTAAATCGGACAAGTGTGCTTTTTGCAGAAAGCCTATTTCAGATTATGTTGGAATTCCTTCACCCATCGAAGATGAAAACGGACCCTTTTACTTTGACGAACTAAGTAAGACTATATACGAAAACACAAAAACAACAAACTTACAAATGAAAAATTTAAAAATTGTTCTAAAATCGTTGAAATTGCACAAGTATAAACGTACGCTTCTTATAGTTGATTTCCACACTCTAACAAAAGAACGAGTCTCTGAATTTATAAAAAATATAAACGACAATATGGATATAACTGTTTATGACACAGAAGGTTCTACAAATGGAAAAGGTTCAAAGTTCTTGACTATAAAACACAAATTTGACGACGAAAAAATTGAAAATCATATAGTTCTTTTATGTTCCAATAGTATTTATACAAAAGTATTGATTGGAGTTGATTTCAAAAACGCCGATTCTGTTGTTTCTGTTGGAAAATTGAACAAACATGTGGCAACACAAATACTAGGGCGTATAAACAGACCCAATAGTAGTCGCGACAATACAAAGTATGTTCCGTTTGTGAACATATATTCCTAATATATATATAAAAAGTCATCAGTATAATTTTTTTATAAACTAAAAAATAGTTTGTAATATGATAAATGTTTTTTCGCAAGGATTGGATTTTTCATGTTTTCAGTTCGGAATAGAACATGGAATGTGTATAAGAGAATGTATTAATGATAACTGTAAAAATGTTTACGACGAATGTCAGAAAATAAAAATGTGTGACTTTGTAAAAGTTTTAAACACAAAAAAAGTGGGAATTCTAAAATCAAACTTAAAATGGAAGAATGACGAAATAAAAAAAAAATGTGAAAATAACACTGAAAAATGGTACGAATATTATTGTGATGAGTACTCAAATTATCCTTTTTTTAAAATGCGCCCTAAAAAAAAAATAATTGTGTACACCGATGTTTCAAATGGAAAAGACGTTTCAATGTTTTTAAGAATGGGTTTTAGTGTTATAGGATTCGACATATATTATGAAAATCCAATTTTCATTGAAGCCAGGAAAAAAAAAATGCTTGTAAATATGAAAAAAAAAATAACTGGTTTTTTTAATACAAAAAGTGCCATAACGTGCTATAAGCTTTTAGTAAATAGACCTAAAACAGAATTGCTTTCAATACAAAAAAGTGAAACTGGACGTTCATGTGTAAATACATTTAAATACTTGCCTAAAAAAAAATATCCAAAGTTTGTTGTTTTACATGATGTATATGTATTTAACAAACTGCACAATTCATTTGGATATAAACATTTTAAGATAGTAAAAAGTATGCAAATAAGCAACTGTTTAGTAGTAAAAAGAACGAGTAACAATAACTATATAGAAAAAAATATAGGAGGTATGCCAGATGATTGTAAAAATGAAGTCACAAACGATTCAAGTTGGTCGTCCTACTTTGAAATATTAGAAAATTTTAACATTTCTAAATATTTAGTTTACGCAAAGTTATAAAAATATCACTTAAAATACCACTTTATTTCTCATCGCATAAAGTAACGAAATGTGCTGCTGTGGAATTATTGAAGCTTTTACATGTTATCTAATAGGAATGAGAAAACCATTGCATGAAAGCGATGGAAGTCGTTTATCCAGATACTATGAGCAAGAAGCATCTGAATCATCGCTATAATTACTATTTTATCAAAAATGGGGATAACGACACTAAGGCATGTACAAGAAATCTAATTTTTCTAGAAAAGGCATTGAAGTAAAATTCATATTTCGTTGCTCATTTTGTACTAGTTTTCGAAACACGTGAAATCCATCAACTGCAATGAGGAAAGGATCGTATATCATACGACTTGCGTTTTTGTGCGTGTCATTGTCAACAAATAATGCCGCTCTAACAACATTGTTTATCTTTAGAATGTATGCAGGTTGATATGGCAAATACATTTTATCTCTACGTGAACTCAATAAACAACGAGTTGTGACTTCTTTGGCAGCACTTGCGTTAAAAAAGTCGATTCGTGCAACACTTTCATAAAGCATTGTGCATGACGAAAATGATCCAATTAAATTATTTTTTTTAACTATTCCAAGTTTTTGAGCCACTTGAATTTGGAACGACATTGCAATAATCAGTTGCCACATTTTCAATATTAAAGAAAAAGAAGCGGATGCCTGAACTTACAAATGACAATCCATGGTATCAACGATTTTTTGCAACTCATCCAGTGTTTAAAATATAAGAAAATACAACCAGACACGTTTTGTTATATATTTTAATATCTGTCCGAGTCTATACCGATCTTAAAAGGTTTATATAAAACAAATTAAAACTATACTTGTGGAAGACTAGTATCAGAATCAGAAAATTTTATAGAATTCTTTTGTTTCGTTTTAACATGTATACACACCGAACACATCTGAAAAAATACAACTGTAATAGAAGTCGCAAGCAAGAAATAATTCTGTTCAATAACTGAATAAAAAGACCAACATGAAGCTCCCAATAATAGTGAACACATAACACTCAATGGAACCTTTATTTTATTACTTTTAAATGTATGTAAAAAAATTGAAAGGTTTCCAAGAATTGCAAAAAATGACCCAAATGACTGAAAAAATATCAAAATTTTCTTCATTTTTTATAGTTGCACTAAAAATCATTCAACC